TTCCGTTCTTACAAATAGGTACTGTACCGGAAGCATCATCAAATGTTGCATTTGTTGGGATTGTTGTTATTGCAGGAACTGCTCCTTTTAGACCCATAAATGAAAATTCTAATACTCCAGTCTTTCCTGCTTCTAAAGTAGTTTTAACATTACCTCTTGCACCAACAATTTTGAATAATCTACCACCCCAATATACCCACAGAGTTACTGAATCAAGACTATCTGAAGCATCTCGGTAGCTTACAGAAGGAGATCCGCCAGTAACTACAGTTTCGCTCATTCCACATGCTCTTAATAAAGCCCCCATTCTTGGAGCAGTACCCGGCGTTCCAGATCCAACGATATCAAGTTTGAAATTAACTTCATACATTTCTTCACCTAATAAGGATTGCTTACGTTGAAGTGTTGATAACTGAACAGGTCTTTCAACCGGTTCTTTCACAACTTTTATTTCAATATCCATAGCAAGAACAGCATTAGAGCCTACCGTTGGAGTCGGATCAGTTCCGTAAGTAGTTTCCACCTTCGCTAAGATTAAACTCTTTCTTGTTAATTGTACCATTTCTATCTCCTTTAATAACTGTATTGGTCTTGTACTTGAAAATTTATTCTTAACAGAAAGTAAGTGTCTAGCTCCTCAACTTCCCATGAGTCATAACGGATAAACCTAACTGTGCCTAAATAATTTGATGGGTTATCCAAATCTTTTATTATTGCTTCTATTGAACGATACATATCATCACGTTTAATAACATCACTATGTGCTGATTTATTAAATGCAATTGATATTTGCCAAATTTGATTGTCATATAATCTTGTATTAAGGTTTTCTCCGTCGGGGTCAATGCTTCCTTCTAGTATTGATAATATAAAACTACTATCAAATTCTTTTGTTGATGCGTTTTCAAAATCAAATGACTGCTTGCTTTCTGAATAACCTAGACCTTCAAGTCTATCTCTAAGATAATTTTTAATAGTATCAAAAGCCATTATTTCTTTTTCCCCCTCTTTATTGGTTCCAATTCACTAAACTCAACAGGTATTAAAACACAATGACAATTTTCCCGACACACTGTTGCCCCTGTTCTTGGGAGTCCAATAGCTTCCCATTCTTCCCATTCCAACGCTCTCCCATGTCTGTCCATGCAATCAGGACAAGTTTTTACAAGAACCGCCGACCACCTATATTTTCTATCAACATCAAACTGGCTATAATATCCAGCGTCTCTAACCCGATTAATTGATCCTCTAGCTGTTGATTTGATAGAACGTCTAAACTCACTAAACATGCGACCATTGTTATTAAGGTCATCTAATAGTTGTTCTTCAATATCAGCCTTACTAGCTCCAGAATTAAGCCTTGTCTGAACAAATTCATCAATCGTTAAAGCTGTCCGGCTTGCTTTAGTTGTTAAGAATATTGCCATAGAGTCTAACTCTCTCTCAATCTGACTATCGAATAGTTCTTCTTCCGCCACGTTTTATTGCTTTCCGTATATAATTATTTAAAAATTTCATAGCTTTAATTTCTGCCTTGTCTGATATACCAAAGAACTCGTATTTAGTACCATCCTTCAAACCTTTATTCTGCAATATGTCTGCTAATTCGTGGTTTGTTGGCTGAGAACGCTGCCCTACGCCCCTTTTTCTTCTCTTTGCTCCCTTTGGCTTAGGATAATTTCTTCTTGTTCCTCTAGGCGATATTATAACGCTATCATCACCTTTTAATAATACTCTAAATGATTTTCTAAGCTGTCCAGATGCAACAAGAGGAACTTTATATTTAAGATTTCTTTTCTTTTTAAAATCTAAAGTGCTTTTCTTATTCTTCGGATGTTTCCCATCGCTTATGTCAATACCTTTATTCATGCGTTGAGCAATATCGGTCTTAATTATTCTCTCAGCAATTATCTCTAATTGTTCCTGTGCTTCCAACACTGGCAAATCTAAGTTTACGCTAAACTTCCCCTTGAATCCCATCTAACAGCTCCTCATTAAGGTTAGGGTCTTTACTATCGGGAACCTGTATGTCTCCATCCATCTCTATACTCTTAGCTAACTTAATCCCATTCTCTGACGCTTCTTTATAGTAATCGTCTTTCAACCTTTGTTGCAATACTTCAACTATATTTAAAAGAGCATCTTCCGAGCCATTCATTAAATCTTTTATATTTACCTTTAAAACGAGACTATCAATATCTTTCTCAATATTATCCTCTAATATGTCTTGCTCGTCTAGGTGTTTTATGAGCACCTTGTCCAGTGGCATCCCAAATCCCCTTAAATTGTTTATCCCTTGCTCGTGATGTTTCCATATACTTTTCACGACCCATGGCACGGATAGACGAGTTTATATGATGATAGTACTTTCCCGATTCTTTGTTAATATGTGCGACATGTTGTATATATCCTGCCTTTTTAAATCTCTGAAAGAAGTCATGGTCTTCCCATCCATAACCAGGCTTCCCAAACTCACCTTCTTCATTCATACGTAAACCTTTTTTAAATATCTTACGTCTATATATTCCGTAATAAAGGCACGCACATTTATGTTCTTTAAAGCCCATAAGTTTTTCACAATATTTCTCTGCATGGTCTTCAGTAGGCGAAAATTTATTAGGATACATGCCCAACGCAACTTCTTTTTTGTTCTTGTCCATCCATTCAATCATAAGACGTATGCTATTAGAAACAGGAACAACATCACCATCTAACATCATTATATACTCACCATCACTTACGTCTATACCACGATTTTTACCTTTTGATATGCCTAGATTAACCGGGTTTCGTTTAATTTTAAAATTATCTTTTAAATTAACAACTATCCAATTTGTTATTATATCTAGCGTTCCATCGTCTGAACCATTATCAATAAATATATATTCATGATCTATGCCAATCATCTCAGATTTAAGAGTATTCATTAACTTTTCAATAGTACTTTTATTGTTCCATGTTAATATATTTATTGAAACTTTCATGAGCGTAACAACCTTATTGCTGTCCTATCACTTTGTGTTTCATCTCCGGATATTGTTCCGCTTTCGTCAGCATCATAATCAAGCTTCATGTTGCCAAACTCACTAGAAAATAAATCCCAGTATCTAACTGATAACCTATCCCACTTATCACCTTCATCATCCATAATATCAAGACATATAAAATGTATTGTTAAATATATCATTGGTATTTTAATTTGTGAGCTTTCAATAATAAGGGAATGGCGTTGTCCTTTGTTGTAAAGCATAGCCGCAACTTTATCAAATGCTTGTTGAATTTTTTTAGAATATCCACGAACAACTTTATATACACTTGTTGTATCTGGTGTTGTTACAAAGTTTGGCGATACCGTTATTGTTGAACTAGATTGAACAAAGTCGCTAATATCTCTAATTTGTCCTTCACCTGTACCATTAAGTATTTCTAATTTACCACCAGTCCAATAATCATTAGACTCTTTTCTCTGTGCTGTATCTACTAAAGTACTTGATGTTGCGCTTGTAGCTGTACCTGTTTCTTGTATATTCTGATCACGAAGGCTTTCTAGCTCATTAAATAAATCATCATCAGTAATAGGAATGGATAACTTACTTCTAACAACATCAAATAGTTGTTCTTCAACAAAGGTCGTTCCAACCACAACATAAGACCATTCAGCACGATAATTTAATCCTAAAGAAGCTGTATGTGTTGCTGTTATTGTATATGTTAATTCTCCTGTCGTACTATTGACACTAGCTGAATCCGACGCTTGTAATATTGCACCATCTTTGTATAAAATTATAGTTGCAGAAGAAGGAACAACCGGTCTATTATCTTGATACACTGTCATTCGTATAGTATCTGTCTTACCTTTTAAGAACTCTTGTTTCATATCTTTTTCCCTTCAATAATATTATTATTGTCTTCAATAATTTTATCAGTTAATGCAATTTTTATTCTTGATTCTAATTTATCTAAAAAATGACGTATGTTTTGAACATCTTGTGCAATTTTCTGAACATCAATATTTAAATTGTGTTTACTCATCTTTTTCTTCTCTTTTCTAACGCAGCATCTAATATTGTTGTATACTTTGCATGAAATCTTGAAACCTCATCATCTAATATATCCACATTTGCTTTTATTGAGCCAATTTCTCTATATACTTGAGTAAAATCTTCTTTTGCATTTATAGAAGTATATCTATTTGTAGAATTACTTTTAGCCAATGTCTTTAATTCTATTTGTGTTTCTAAAACATATTCGAGAGTTGTTTTTATCTCACTTGAGAATGTACCACAAAACCAAACAGCACCAAGTGTCTGCGCTGTCATAAATATAAATACTCCAAGTAATGCTGTTGGTACTTTAATAAATCCTCTTTGTAAATCTTTTTTATCTTCAACTGCGACCACAATCACCTCTTCCTGTTTAATAGTATTCCTACTAAAACAGGAATAACTCCTATTAATAATAGCCACCAATAATTAGGCTCATCTTGTACTATTTGGATTGTTTGTTGTTGCATTAAAGAGCCTTATCCATACATATCCAAGCGATAGTATCTCCCGACATATCTGTTGGAGAGGAAAAAGTATATGCTGATCCACTTCTTGATGTTACAGTTAAATCTTGTCCATTTGTATGATCCATTAAAATACATACCGGATTAGCGTCTGTAAAAGATGAACCAAAATTAATAGTACAGCTTGTAATAGTACCTGATCCTACAAGCAATAATCCAGCGGTATCATTACCAGCAACTGTTGGAGAAGTTCCACAACTAGATATAGTTATGGCTGCATTAGTAGCTTTTATATGTCCGTTTAAACCTATTGCTAATCTTGTAGTTCCTCCAGTATCTCTAAACTGAAACGCTGAACCACCGAAATATAAACCAGCGTCAGTATCTGCTTGAGCATTAAAAGCATAAGCTGAATCAGGAACCGATAGTGTATTTGTTGACCAGTTCAGATAAGTGTTTGCATCATCACCTATGTTATAAGCTCTCGCTGTACTAGCTCCATTATCTTGTATTTCTGTTCCGTCTACGGCAGAGAATGTTCCAGCTAAGATAACGTTTCCTGTTGCTGAGGTATCAATATAATAACCTTTTGTACTACTAAGAGTTTCATTAGCCACAAACATATTTGCATTACCGCCAGATAAGGCTCCTCTTTGAATCTCAACCGCCCAGTTATCACCGCCACCATCTGCATTTAACTCGTTACCTATAATTCTTGAATGGTTAACATCATTTAACCTAATACCGCACTCGTTATTTTGTATTAACTTTGAGTTAGTCATAGCAAAACCATCTGTTTTACCATCATTAGAATCTTGATTAACTACGATTCCACAACCTCCAACGTCTTCTACGTCAACATCATCTACGATTCCACCCCAAGGAGTATCAAATATTACACCATGACTTGTTGTATCAAATATATACATACGTGAAAGTCTTACGTCATATAAAGGAACAACTCCAGCTTTAGTATCAATGGCTGTTGCTGCGTTCGCATTACCGCTAATAAAACAACCCTCCATTTCAAAACCAGCCCTAGCTGTATTCTTATGCGGAGTATCACTTGAGAAAGTTACCGCTTGTGAAACAGTAAGGCTTG